ATGCTTGGTGGAATGTTTGCTGGACATAAAGAAGGTGGCGGAGAAGTTGATGCAATTAACAATACCGTTACTTTTTATGGAATGAGCAGTGACACTGCCATGAAAAAACATCATGGTGGCGTTGCTGATTATCGGTCAAGTGAGGGGAGGACCGTAGAGATTCCATACAAAGGCAATGTAGCATTTACTATCCAAGACCTCCTTGGCGGGCTGCGTAGCACTTGCACATATGTTGGTGCCTCTGAATTGAAACATTTGAGCAAATGCACAACATTTGTTCGGGTAAATAACCAATTCAATCGCGTATTCAGTAAGTAATCAATTATGACTCAGAACGAAAATATTTCCAACACTGATTATGAATTGTATACGCATTTTAATCATGGTGGTAATCAAGAGGGCATCATTCATATGGGTGGCATTGGTTACCATCATGATTTACAGGAGCGATGGCAAAAGACGATTAACTATAAATTTAATATTTTTCACATAAACGGCCCGACAATTGATTCTGATGGGCACTGTTTGTATGTGCATACGCCATACAACTATCCAAAAAGTGCCAGAGATTTATATCCTAATGCTGTTAGAATAGAGAGTTATAACGGCAACTCTGGTATTTTATATCGCGTGTTTGAATCAGACGAAGATTTGCTTTGGAACATATTAAAAAACTAAAATGACATGGTTTTTGATGAGGTGGGCATAATGAATATACCCGATTTTATTAATGGTAGTTTTGAAGCGTTTGGTGCGGTGGCAGCAACTATCAACATATTCACTCTTCGCAATCATAAAACTGTAAGGGGCACTTTCTGGCCCTCTAGTTTTTTTTGGGCTATTTGGGGATTTTGGAACGTGTATTTCTATTGGCATCTGCATCAATGGTTTTCATTGTTTGCGGGTGCCACTCTTGCTGTGATGACAAGCATTTGGTTGGTGATGGCTATCTACTATGTGAGAAAAGACAATGACACTTGACCTTCATGGCGTAAGGCACCAAGATGTTGATATGTTAGTGGAAAACTTTGTTTTGATGAACCAGAACAGTTTTCCATTGACAATTGTTTGCGGAAATAGTATAAGAATGATTAATATTGCCGAAAATGTGCTAAAGCGCATCGGCTGTGAAACTACCTCTTTAAGATATGGGGTATTAACAATAAGAAAGTTTAAATAAATGTTTTATCTCGCATACGGAATGAATTCCAATACCAATCAGATGTCTAATCGTTGTCCAAAGGCAATGAGTTTTGGTAGATACGATTTGAAAGATCATCGCATTGTGTTTCGCGGAGTTGCCGATATTGAAGTCAGTGAAGGAAGTGTCGCACAATGCGTTTTGTGGGATATCACTCCGGAATGCGAGGTAGAACTGGATATTCTTGAGGGATATCCATTCTTTTATGATAAGAAATATATTACCGTTTCTGTTAATGGCAGAGAATATGAGGCCATGTTTTACCAGATGACAGAAGGTCATGTAAATTACTATCCTCCAAATACATATTATCAGCAGATGCTGGAAGAAGGTTATTCCGAACATGGTTTGGAATTGGATCAGATATATACAGCAGAAGGGTTTACTTACGATGACTTGTGGATGGAAGAATATGCGAATGGATAAGAAAATCAACAAAAAGGCACTATATCCGATGGTTATTGGCATGAGTATTCTTTTGCCATTAGGTTCACTGATTCCTTTGTCAATAATGGCATGGAATTATTATCGGTCAAGAAAAGCCGATGATGTGGATTATTCTTCTGATGTTTGATTTACCAACGCAAGTTGAGCTTAACTTTATTAGGCGCGCGCAAGTCGTTATGTTTTTTTGTTTCTGGCCGCGCCGATCTAGTATCTCAAATAAATGGATATGGTTGACGAGGGGATATCGCGCTAGATCATGGTATAACCATGAGCAGTGTCCTTGTGATCATTGGTATAGTGAACAGGAATATATTATACTAAAATTAAAAGGATGAATTGTGAATAATCAAGAAATAAAAAATTAAAGGGACGAAAATGTCCGAGAACGGCTGAACACCAGACTAAGATTATTGATTCCAAAAGAAAAAACGGAACACTAAATCACACGCAATCCGCTAAAGATAATATCAGAAAAGGCGTTAACAAAGTTTACCAATCGGACAATCCTCCTTGTACTATTTCATCTGGATCACCTAAGGGATATATTACGGGTAATATTAATGGAATTTTTTATCGTTCAAGTTACGAATTGAAATTCTTGGAATATTGCCATGCTAATAATATTCCTGTAGAAACAGCAAGTACCAAAGAATTTAGAGTACGTTATATAGCGGATGACGGGAAGCAACATTATTATTATCCGGATTTCTATCTACCAGATTATGACTGTATTATTGAAATAAAACCACTTGACAGGATAACTGATTTGGTGCATACTAAAAATCACGCAGGCGCAATGGAATATAATTTCTTGTTAGTAACTGAAGAAGAACTAAACAATCTGTCTGAATTTTTCAAATATCTTAAGGAGTAATCCATGAATATCTTTGTGATTGAGCAATGTCCCATAATATCAGCAATGGGTCTGGTAGATAAGCATGTAACTAAAATGTGCGTTGAATCGGCACAATTGCTTTCAACTGCTCATCGCGTTCTTGATGGCGTAGAAGTGACTAACATATCTCCTACTGGACGTAAGAAAAAAGAGTGGAAATTCAATGATGTTCGTGATGAGTTACTTTACGCTAATACTCACATCAATCATCCTAGTGCTATTTGGGCGCGAGCAACTAGTGAAAACTATTTGTGGTTGTATAATCATTTTGTGGCTCTTGGTGCAGAGTATACTCATCGCTACGGGAAACAACATCTGTCCTGCATTAAACTTGAATCTATCCTCAAATCACCACCATCTAATATACCCTTTGCACCTATAACTTTGATGCCATCTTGCATGGATGATAAGTATAAGGTCGGAGACGATCCGATAGAGAATTATCGCAACTATTACGCTGTAGGCAAGGCAAGTCTGCATCAGTGGTCTAATCGTCTCCCTCCACTGTGGATGCAGGGTGAAGTCGTTATTGTTCCTCGTGATGACGATACTGAAAGCAGCAGGATAGTGTACACAATTAAAAGGTAAAATATGCTAAAGAAATTTATAAAATGGTTAACGATGGAAGATGTTCTGTCAGGGAAAGTAGTACCTGAAACCCAACTTGAATCCCCAATGCCTCCGGTAAAGGCTCCACGTAAGCCTAAAGCGGCTCCCCTAGAGTTAACACCCAAGGAGCTTGCAACATCAAAGGGTGAGCCTTATATTGCCATCCTTAGTGTAGACCTTGATCCTTCCGATATTAATAATGGGTCGTTTGATCTTGATTGGAATGACAAGTTCATAATCAATCTGATCAAACAGGGATACAAATACAGCAAGAACGATACAGATCAAATGATCGTTGATCGTTGGTTTCAAACCGTATGTCGTAATATCGCTCTTGAAGTATATGAACAAGAAATTGCCGATCCAGACAAGCGCGATGATGTTCGCATTATTCAGCAGCGTGATTTGGGCGGTGGGTTCACCGAAGTAAGTTAAATCAATAAAGGAAAAAATATTTAATGATTAAAAATGCACTTTCTCGTCCTGAAGCACAAATGATTTTAAAGAAAGCTACGGTTGATCCATTTAAAGGAACCGTATTAGAAGGCTACAAAGCGATAGGACCAAAACAAAAGGGCGGATATGGAGAATACGTCATTTCTGATATGCTCAAAACGGATTATGGTTTTACTGTAGAAAAACCACAAAATGCAAGCCATGACCGGATTGTTCAAGGCCATAAAACTGAAATGAAGTTTTCTGTTGCGCTTACGGACCATGGAACTGGCGGATGTAAGGAAGACAGTTTCATATTTAATCATATTGCTATCTCTAAGGATTGGGATAGGATTATATTTTGCGGAATCAATTTGGAATTAGACAACTCGCATGTTGTTTGGATGTCCAAAGAAGATTTTATTGGCGCTCGTGATTCAGGAGAACTTCAAAAATATTTTACTCCCCAGCAAGGTGGTAAAAATGGCGGAAATGATGATTATATGCTCAATGGAGTTGAAACCTTTAAGCAGTTTTTAAATTCTGGATTGGCCAGAGATATCTCAACATGGTAAACTTTGATCTAAGACAAGGCGATTGCTTAGATATTCTAAAGACTTTAGACGAAGATTCGGTTGATTTGCTCCTTGTTGATCTTCCGTATGGAACTACTGCCTGTAAGTGGGATAGCGTATTGCCTCTTGATGAATTGTGGAAAGAATACTACCGAGTCTGTAAAAAGTCTGCAGCGATGGTATTCACCGCTGCACAGCCATTTACCACTACACTGATAGCTTCCAATCTCAAGCACTTCAAGTATGAGTGGATTTGGGAGAAGCCGCAGGGAACAAATCCTATGTGTGCTAAGTCTATGCCTCTTAAATCACATGAAAACATTGTTGTGTTTTGTAGGCAGAAAACGATATACAATCCACAAATGACACAGGGAACACCATACAAAGGATTTTCCAGCGATAGCTCTAAGATTGGTGAGGTATACGGCAGCGCCAATTCTGTGCATAGAGATAACCCTGATGGAACACGTTACCCCAAAACGGTCTTGCGTTTTAAACAGGAAAAGGGATTTCATCCCACTCAAAAGCCAGTTGCTCTTATGGAATACCTAATCAACACCTACAGCAATCCGAACGATGTTGTTTTGGACAATACTATGGGTTCCGGAACAACCGGAGTTGCTTGTAAAAATCTTGGAAGAAGCTTCATCGGGATAGAGAAGGAAGAAAAGTATTTTGAGATTGCAAAATCTCGTATTTTTCCGCCGCCCGTCCTCAACTCTGAATTGTTTGATGAAAGTTCAACGTAAATCTTGACATATAAGCATATTATGTGTATAATGTTTGTATATTAATGAAGGAATCATATGAACTACGCCCTGATCGATACTGCCAATACTTTTTTCCGTGCGCGACATGTCGCTTCTAAAAGTCATGACACGTGGGAAAAAATTGGCATGGCAATGCACCTTACGTTATCTTCGGTAAATCAGATGGTGCGTAAATTTGGTATTGATCATGTGATTTTTTGTCTTGAAGGACGTTCTTGGCGTAAGGAATTCTACAAGCCATATAAGGCTAACCGCTCGGTTGATCCTAAAACGCTGACTCAAGCCCAAATTGAAGAAGACAAAATGTTCTGGGAAACCTACGAACATTTTGTAACTTTTCTTCGTGAAAAGACTAATGCATCTGTTCTTCGTTGCTCAACCGCCGAAGCAGATGATTTGATTGCAAGATTCATTCATTTACATCCTCATGACCAGCATTTTATTATCTCTTCTGACACTGATTTTGTTCAATTGATCAGTGAAAACGTCCATCAATATAATGGTGTTGCTGGGCAGTTGATCAAACTTGATGGGTATTACGATGATCGTGATCGTCCGGTAAAGGACAAAAAAACCAAGGAACATAAGTTGCTTGAGGACCCTGAGTATCTTCTGTTTAAGAAGTGTATCAGGGGAGATGCTACTGACAATGTGTTCAGTGCTTATCCCGGCGTTCGCGAGAAAGGAACTAAAAATTCTGTTGGTATCAAAGAGGCGTTTGATGATCGGACCAAACAGGGGTTCAACTGGAATAACTTGATGCTGCAAAAGTGGGTAGATCACAATGATGTTGAACACCGAGTCAAAGATGATTATGAACGCAATCGCACTCTGATTGACCTGACTGCGCAACCACAAGAAATTAAAGATGCAGTTGATGATATCATTCGTTCAGAAATCAGGACCACAATAACTCCTCAAGTTGGAATTCACTTGATGAAATTTTGTGGAAAGTATGAACTTAATAAAATTTCAGAATCCGCAGACATTTATGCAAAATGGCTGAATTCTCCGTATAAGGGGGTGCTTCATGGGTGATTATGAACTCAATAAATGTGTTTGCGGTAAAACTCCCATTTTGTGCGAGCCTAACTATGCAGATGACAGTGATACTATGGTAGTGTGCGAGTATTGTGACCGGCACACAGATGGTTTCATTTTCGGAGAGTATAGAGAGGGGTCTGAACTGGCAGTTGAAGCATGGAATCGCGGGGAGATTAATCAATATCATGACTAATTGGGTTAAAATGTCTGACTGGTTGAACGATTTCCAAAGTGGAAACAGAGGTTTTCGTCCGGGAATGGAAGTTAAACTTGTTACTAGTGTCCGACAACAAGGCAAGTCTGTAATTATGGACATACAATCCGACACGTTTACTGATTGGGAGCATGTTTTACGTCCACATTACGTAGAAATGTATAATGAATCTGATCAACTACAGTGGTACAGATATCCTAAGAAGCCAAATATGAGCGTCATATATGAAGCTACCACAGTTGTTCGTCAGAATTCTGATGGCTCATTTGAGTACACCAAGAATCGCGCTGGCACTGGTATAAGAGTCCTTAATGAAGAGGAAGAAAAGGAATTTCTGTTTATCATTCTGAAAGCAAAACCTATGCATCTTGGGGCAAAATTTACATGACCGGATTAGTAGCAAAACCAATCATCAAGAACCAATTCTGGATTGTCACGGACGGAGAAAAGAAAGTTGGCAACATTGAAGCCAATAATGCTGGTTACGGTGTACAGCTTAATGGTAACTTCCTTCAGTTTGATAATGCAAACGAATTGAAGAAGACGACTCAAATTCGGTTTGAGCCACTTAAGTCAAATAATACCAAAGTGGCAATGCCATATCCACAGTATCCGACGCCACCAAAGATTTATAATTCTATCTTTGATGTTCAGCGTGGGCTTCATTTATTTACTACTTCTAAAAAGAGCAAATGTCTGCATGCCGCAGGATGGTTTGCGATAAATCAAAATGATGTTAAACAAGTAGTTTTTTGTCCAAAATATATATTCATTCAACGCTATTCTTATGATGGTCCATACAAAACCCAAGAAGAAGCACAGAGCATGATAAATACTCAATGAACCATATTCACATCAAAAAATTTATAGATA